ATGGTTTGATAAAAGCAACAGAAACTCACCCACTTTATGTTTATTGTAATGAAATACAAAAATATAAATTTAAAAATGTAGGAGATATACTTCCTGGTGATAAATTAGTAATGCAAGACCAAACCGAAGTTGAAGTATTTAATATTGAAGTAGTTAAAGCTGATGTTGAAATTGTAACTGTGAATGTGGAAAGTGCCGACGTATATATTTCAAATGGTTTAATATCTCACAACAAAGGAACAACAACACAACCACACATCCCATCAACAGGATTAAGATTATATATAGACCAATATAAAACGGCATCGTATAATTCAGGAAGTGCAACAGCAGACTGGTTAGATTTGAGTGGATATAACACAGGTTTAAGACCTGCAGGTGTAACAAACGCAGCAAGTATCACAGGTGGTAATCCAACATCAACAAATGGTGCAAGTAAAAAAGCATCTTATGCAACATTTAACGGAACTAACCAATTTTTCTATAAAGATACAACAACAAACATTAATGGTGGATATTCACAATTCAATGTTAATACTGGTACAATTCACGTATGGGTTAGACCTACAACAACATTAGGAACATCATCAAGATTTATTTTTGATTATGCAGGATTTTATGGTTTAGCAATTGAATCAACCGATAACTCCGCATTAAATAGAGTTAAATTTTATGGTAGTTCATTAGGAAATAGTGCACAATTAACAACATCATTATCAGCCGGAACAAACTATTTGATTTCTGCTACATTCCAACCTAGTGGAACTTGTACAATATATGTTGATGGAACATCTGTTGGAACATTTACTTCAAATGCATTTACAGCACCATCATCTACAAACTATTTGACAATTGGTAGTAATAGTGCAAGAACAAGTTTCTGGAATGGCGGTATTCAAGCGGTATTGTTCTATAATGTATTACAGAGTGCATCGACAGTTCAACAAGTATATAATCACTTCTCAACTGCATTGAAGTAATATTTAATGTTTTGGGTTAAAATATTATATTTATATTGAGAATTAATAAAATAAAATAAAGCATATAAAATGGCAGAAAAGTTAGTATCACCAGGCGTATTTACAAAAGAAAACGACCTTTCATTTTTACAGCAAGGTGTAGCAGAAATAGGTGCAGCATTCATTGGCCCTTTTAAAGAAGGTCCATTAGTTCCAACAATAGTTAATTCACAAGCTGAATTTGAAACATTGTTTGGAATTGTTGATGATACATATTATACTCCTCTTGCAGTACAAAACTATTTAAGAGAAGCAGGAACAGCAACTATTTGTAGAGTAGCGGGTGTTAGTGGATATACTGAAACCGCACCTTTGTTATTAACAGCAACATCGGGTTCTATATCAGCATCTTTAGGTATTTTGTTTAATACATCGGCAAGTTTCAATGGTGGATTCGCAGATGTTCAATTAACAAGTTCCAATGCTAATGATGGTAAATTTGTATTAAGAGGTGGAAATTTAGATGTTTCAGCATCTTTAAATTCATCCGATATAAATGATATAGAAGCTGTATTTGGCTCATCAGCATATGGTAGTAAAGATGCATATTCTTACGCATTTTTTAAGAATACGGATATAACATTTGGTGGTAATGTTACTCCATCTGTAACTATTTTAGGAAATCAATCATTTAGTGGTTCTAATGGAAATGGTACAGCTTGTGAAGCTACAACACCAGTAATCGAATCACAATTAATAAGTGGTCAAAGATATAATCTTTTCCAATTGGAAACATTAGGAGTGGGTAATTCAACAAATACAAAAATTAAAGTTGGTATTTCAAATATAAAACCAGCAGGTACTGTTAGTGGTACTGATTATGGTACATTTACAATAACTATAAGAGCATTTGGTGATACAAATAAGAAAAAAACAGTATTAGAAACATTCGCAAATGTAAACTTAGACCCTAATTCTCCAAACTTTATTAGTAGAGTAATTGGTGATAGAAAATTAAGTATTGCAAACGATGGTAAAATTTCAGAAGAAGGTGATTGGGTAAATCAATCAAAATATGTTAGAATTACAAATTTAAATCTAAATGCACCTGTACAAGCAGTACCATTTGGACACGAATCATATCATTCATTTGTATCGGCATCATCCGCAGTATTATCATTACTTCCAGCAGTGACATTTGTAACTGCATCTGAAACGCAATTTGGTGGTATTGATTTGGATGGTAATTCAGATAACAAAATTTATATGAAACCAATTCCTAATGGTGCATCAAACGCTATAAATCCAGAATTTGGTTTAGATGCTGCAACTGGTGGATTTTTGGAATTAACTGGTTCAGTTGCAACAGATGTTGCAAAAAGAAATTTTATTGTAGCATTCCAACATGGATTTGATGGTATGAGTCCAGCACAACCAATTAATAAAGGAAGTGATATTAATTCAGGAAATTCACAAGGATTTGATTTATCATCATCTACATCATCTGGAACATTGGCATATATGAAACAAATAAATGCCTTGTCTAATTCAGATGAATGGGATATTAATATGGTAGTTGCACCTGGTATTACAAAAAATAATCACTCATATGTTCACCAAGCAATTGTTGATATGGTTGAGCAAAGAGCAGACGCATTCTTCATTACTGAAATGGGTAATTCTCATTTAGCAAAACAAACAGTAATTAATAAAGCTGAAAGTTTAGATACTAACTACGCAGCAACATATTATCCATGGGTTAAGACAATTGATGTAAACACAAACAAATTAATCACAGTTCCACCATCAGTATTGTTGCCAGCTGTATTTGCAGCAAACGATAGAGTAGCAGCAGAATGGTTCGCACCAGCAGGTTTAAATAGAGGTGGTTTGGTAGGAGCAGTTAGTGTATTAAATAGATTAACTCAATCAGAGAGAGATGAATTATACGAAAATAAAATTAATCCAATCTGCCAGTTCCCTGGACAAGGTATTGTAGTATGGGGTCAAAAAACTTTACAAGATAAACCATCTGCATTAGATAGAATCAATGTAAGAAGATTATTATTGACTGTTAGAAAGTATATCGCTTCAACTTCAAAATATTTAGTATTCGAACAAAACTCTTCTGAAACAAGAAATAGATTCTTAAACATTGTTAATCCTTATTTAGAAGGAATCCAACAAAGACAAGGTCTTTACGCTTTCAGAGTTGTAATGGATGAAACAAACAACACTCCTGATGTAGTTGATAGAAATATTATGAAAGGTGCTATTTACTTACAGCCAACTAAGACAGCTGAATTCATTCAAATTGATTTCAACATCTTACCAACTGGAGCAGCTTTCAACGGATAATTTGAAAAACAGATATTTATATAAAAGAACAAAAAAATAAAGTAAAATGCCAGAAATATTAGAGTTTGATAAAATTTTCTATAAGAATTTTGAACCTAAATTAGCGAATAGATTCATTATGGAAATCAATGGTATCGAGTCTTATATCGTTAAAACAGCGAATAGACCAACATTCACATCAGAAGTTGTTGAATTAGACCATATCAATGTGAAAAGAAAGATTAAGGGAAAATCTACATGGGATGATGTAACTATCACTCTTTATGACCCAATTGTTCCATCAGGTGCACAGCAAGTTATGGAGTGGGTTAGACAATCACATGAATCATTAACAGGTAGAGATGGATACGCAGCATTTTACAAAAAGGATATTACATTCTATTTGTTAGGACCAGTAGGTGATAAGATTGAACAATGGACTTTAAAGGGTGCATTTATCTCTCAAGCTAACTTTGGTGAATTGGATTGGGCATCAAACGACCCGTTATCAATTGAATTAACTTTGGCATACGATTACGCAATTTTGGAATACTAATCTTAATAAAATTATAAAAGTAAAGAGGGGAGCAGAAATGTTCCCCTTTTTATTTTTTTGAAAATAGAATATATATAATAAACAAAGTTATACTAAAATATGGAACAAAACATAGAACAACAAGTTACAAGAGGATTGGGAACACAACCA